TTGGGGTGACAACACTGTCTACTGCCCATTCCCTAAAGGCTCCAAGGCTGGCTTGATCCATGAAGATCTCGGTGAGCAGACCGTCTACAACAGCGACAACACTCGCTTGCAGGCTTATGCAACCCGTTACCAGTGGAAAAATGGCTTGGTCGTGAAAGACTGGCGCTATGTTGTTCGCATCGCAAACATCGATGTGAGTGACTTGTTGGCACAGACTGGAAGCCAGGCTGCGGCTGCTGGTACCGCAATCATTAAATTGATGGCGCGTGCTTTGTACCGCATCCCTAACATGGCAATGGGCCGTGCTGCGTTCTACATGAACCGCACTGTTCACTCTGGCCTGTCAGTCGCGGCATTGGACAAATCTCAGTACGTCTTGAAGATCAACGAAGGCTTGGGCCAGTTTGGTATGCCAACCGCATGGTTGTCGTTCCAGGGTGTTCCTCTCCGCTGCGTTGACAGCTTGATCAACACTGAATCCCGTGTCGTTTAACCGATCATTAACTAAGGAGAACTGAACATGATTACCGATAAACTTCTGCGCGTAAGCGAAGACCAAGCAGTTACTACTACTGCCGTTTCAACCAACACCATTGACTTGCTTACGGCGCAAGACATTGGACAAGGCACGAAGCTGTTTCTAAACTTTGCTGTGACCACTGCTTTTGCAGGCGGCACCAGCATTGCTTTTGAAGTCATCTCTTCTGCCGCAGCCGACCTGGGTTCGCCTACTGTGATTTCGTCTTCTGCCGCGATCCCATTGGCATCTTTGACCCTTGGCAAAAATGTGGCCGTAAGTGTCAGTCCTAACATTGGCTCTAAAGGCCAGCGTTATCTTGGCGCACGCTACACTGTCGTGGGTACGATGTCTGCCGGTAAGGTAACTGCTGATGTTGTAACTGACATCCAAGACGGCAAGAAGTATTATGCTTCTGGCTTCGCTGTAGTTTAAGATTAGGAGGTTGAGATGGCTATGTACCGTGCAAAAACCAAATGCTTTGTCGCCAATGCAATTCGTGTTGCTGATGAAGTGTTTGAATACAACGGCCCGACCAATACAAACCTTGAGCTTGTAGAAGTAAAAGCCAGCGATGGGGTCAAAAACCATGTGGTGGAAACACCCAAGGAAAAAGGCACCCGCGCAAGAAGCTTGCACAAGGCATAGACCATCTCAACAACTGTCTTTTGCTCGAACCGTGGGGGAGCCGCTGGGAAACCGTGGTTCCCCCTTTTTAATTTAGGAGGCCTCGATGGCAACAGAAGTCGATATATGCAACCTGGCGCTGGCGCACCTTGGCGACAACGCAACAATCGCGAGTATCAAGCCGCCGGAGGGCTCTGCACAAGCTGAACACGCTGCACGCTTCTATCCGATTGCACGCGACACATTGCTTGAGCTGTACGCCTGGAGCTTTGCAAGCAAACGCTCAACCTTGGCCTTGCTTACAAACCCAGTAAGCCAGTGGGATTACTGCTATGCGCTGCCTGCTGATGCAATGGACGTTGTGGCCATCATCTCGCCTGACGCGCAAAACGATTACGTTACCAGGGCATCCGCCTCAGATAACCCAGGATGGCAAGGCAACTACTCGCCAAGCATTGCCGCTGGTCAATATGTGCCGCAGCCGTTTGCGTTGGAAACAGATGAGCTTGGCAACAACGTCATCTACACCAATGTTGAAAATGCTCTTTGCCGATACGGTGCATTTGTCACAGACACCAGCAAATTCTCGGCACTGTACACCCTCACATTGTCTTGGCATCTTGCTGGGATGCTGGCTGGCCCAGTGCTTAAAGGCGAGGTCGGTCAATCTGAAAGCAAGCGCTGTAACCAGATGATGTCTGCATACTTAATTCAAGCTCAGAACGCCGACAACACGCAGAGAAAAATCAACATGGAACACATAGTTCCATGGACGGCAGGGAGATAAAACATGGCCAACACCAGAACGCTGAACAGATCTTTTGCTGGCGGCGAGCTGTCGCCAGAGATGTTTGGCCGTATCGATGACAACAAATTCCAGGCTGGTGCCGCAACCCTGCGGAACTTTATTGCAACGCCGCAAGGCCCCGCGCAGAACAGGCCTGGCTTTGCATTGGTTCGTGAAGTAAAAACCAGCGCAAAGAAAACGCGCCTGATTAGCTTTACCTTTTCGACAACGCAAACAATGGTGATCGAGATTGGCGAAGGTTATTTCCGATTTCACACGCAGGGCGCGACACTGTCTTACGCAACACCATCAGCATGGAACAGTGGCACCGCATACACACAAGGCAACAAGGCGCTGTCTGCTGGGGTGTCCTACTACGCCATTGCTGCCAGCACCAATCAAGCGCCGCCAAATGCGACCTATTGGTACCCAATGCCTGCCGGTATCTATGAGATCCCAAACACCTACCTTGAGGCAGAGCTGTTTGATATTCACCATGTGCAGTCAGCAGACATTTTGACGATTGTCCACCCCAACCATCCTCCAGTTGAATTGCGCCGATATGGTGCCTCAGATTGGCGCGTGAACACTATTAACTTTGGGTCGCCCATTGCCACGCCCACTGGCGTTACAGCAACTAGGTACATACCGGCATCGGTAAACATAAATGCCGACACCTATGAAACGCACCGGTACCAAGTGACTGCGGTTACCGATGACCAAACCGGAGAGAGTTCTGGCTCTGCTGTTGCCTCTGTCACCAATAACATTTACGTCACTGGTGCAAAAAACACCATTGCTTGGACGGCTGTTACTGGCGCATCCAGGTACAACATCTATAAATACATTGGCGGCGTTTATGGGTTTATAGGTAGCACGACAGACCTAACGGTGGATGACAGCAACATTGGGCCAGACCTATCCAGAACAGTGCCTATTTACGACAACCCATTTGTCAGCGCACTGAACTACCCTGGTGCCGTGTCTTACTTTGAGCAGCGCCGATGCTTTGCTGGCACCTTGGCCAACCCTCAAAAAATCTACATGACAAAGTCAGGCACCGAAAGCAATCTAAGCTACACGCTGCCCGTGCAAGACACCAACCGAATTGAGTTCAAAGTGGCCGCGCGCGAGGCCAACACCATTCGCCATATTGTGCCTTTGACCGAGCTGCTGTTGCTAACCGGTTCTGCTGAGTGGCGGGTCACATCGGTTAACTCTGACGCAATCACGCCGACATCGATCTCTGTTCGACCCCAGTCCTACGTTGGTTCATCGAATGTTCAACCGGCGATCATCAACAACTCAATGGTTTACTCTGCATCGCGTGGTGGCCACATCCGAGAGCTGGGCTACAACTGGCAGGCAAACGGGTTTCAGACCAACGATCTGTCGATCCGGTCGGCTCACCTATTTGATGGGTTTGAAATCACCGACATGACCTTTGCCAAGGCTCCAATCCCTATTGTGTGGATGACATCCACCAGCGGCAAGCTGATCGGCCTTACCTACGTCCCAGAGCAGCAAGTGGGCGCGTGGCACCAGCACGACACCGATGGCACGTTTGAGTCGGTTACCGTGGTTGCCGAGAGCGGAGAGGACGCGCTGTACGCCATTGTCAAACGAACCATCAACGGCAGCGTCAAGCGGTTTGTCGAGCGAATGGCAACCAGGCAAATTGACCCATTGGCACCAGAGGAAGCGTTCTTTGTTGACTGTGGGTCAACATACAACGGGAAAAACACAGAAGCCACAACTATGACTTTGAGCGGTGGCACGACATGGACACGGGCAGACACCTTGACCATCACATCGACCGCCGCCATTTTCATACCGCCGCCATCGACCAGCGACATCAACGATGTGGTGGTGCTGACCGATACCGATGGAAAAAAATACCGGTGCAAGATCCTGGAAACACTGACAACAACAACAGCCTTGGTGCAGACTGACAACCCATTGCCGGTGGCGCTACGAAATACAGCCACCATAAACTGGTCGCTGGCCAGAAACGAGATCTCTGGCCTCACATACCTGGAAGGCAAAACCGTAAGCATTCTGGCTGATGGTGCCGTACACCCCAAGCGCGTAGTCACAGCAGGCAAGATCATTCTTGACCGAGCAGGCACCGTGATCCAGATCGGCCTGCCGTACCAGTCTGATTTAAAGACGCTGCCAATGGCCATCAACATTGAAGGCTTTGGCCAAGGTCGCTACAAAAACGTCAATCATGCGTGGCTGCGCGTGTTTCAATCGTCAGGCATTTTTGTTGGGCCAGACGAAGACAGCCTGGTTGAAGCAAAGCAACGAACCACTGAATCCTATGGGTCGCCACCTTCGCTAAAAACAGAAGAAATTAAAATCTGCTCACACCATCTTGGCAGGACAATGGCCAGGTTTTTGTGCGCCAAGCAGATCCTTTGCCATTGACGATTGTTGCTCTGACGTTAGAAGTGTCAGTCGGCGGTTGAGGGTACCCGTAACAAAAAAAGGCAGGCTATCCTGTCTACATTAGATTTGTGGAGGTTTGCTCAACATGGTCGCAGTTCCTAACTCAAGCATAAAAAGCCCAACCTTCTTTGGATCAAACTTAAAAGACGTTGGCCAGACGGCAATGGTCGGAAGTATTTTTGGCGGGTTGACCTCTGCCATGGGCGCTTATTTTGGAGCGCAGCAAGCTCAACTGCAACTCAAAATGCAGGGCGCTACCTATGACTATCAGGCGCAAATGTCCAGGATCAACGCTGGCATTGCAGAGCAGCAGGCGTGGCAAATAGCCCGTGCCGGTGCCTTCCAAGCTGCCGCAACAACCGCGCAGGCCGGACAAGCCATTGAGAAATACAAGGTATCCAGAAACGCATCCAACATTGAAGCAGGCTCTGGCAGCACAGCCGAGGTGGAGGCTACCGCAATTCTGATGAAAGAGATTGACAAGCTCACCATTGACAGCAACACGGTTCGAGCTGTCGAATCAAAACGAATGGAAAAAGTAGGCTACCAAACTACAGCAAGCTTGCTGGGTGTTAGCTCTACAGGAGCAGGCGTAAGCGCAGACAGCATCAGTCCATTCAGCGCAGTCAGTACATCATTGATTGGCGGTGCCACATCGGTGCTGAATAGCTGGTACAACTCAAATTCATTGGCCGCTGTTCTTGCAGCTAGAAACGGCACATAACCATGGCAACCGTACCAATTCAAACATCACCAACTGTTGCGCTTACATCGCAAGGGCCAGCAAACGCGCAAGCTGGGCCGGAAGTCAAGGCCTTTGAAAACTTTACACCCAAGCAAATCCAAGAGTCTGGCGCTGCGACAACAAAGCTGAACGGCACCATTGCGACCATTAAAGAAAAGCTCCAAGACGAGTACAACGATGCCCGTACAAAAGAGCTGTTCAATCAGTACACCCGCGAGGTAGATCAAATTCAAACCGGCTTTCTGGCCAAGACGGGAAACTTGGCTCAATCATATGACCAGTCTCTTGGTCAGATACAAGAGATCCAAACAAAATACGCTGGTGCCGCTGACAACCAAACCATCAAGATGGGCTTTAGTCAAAGAGCTGATGTGCTAACTACCTCGGTTGCCGGTACGCTAACCAGGCACTCCCTATCCCAGGCCCGTGAATACGGCAACAACGAATCAAAGGCAGAGATTGGAACCTTAGTCCAGCAAGCGGCAAACAATTGGACTGAGGCTTTACTGCCAACAGTGGGGGCCGATGGAGTGCCACTTCCGCCAAGCAACTACCGTATGTTTGCTGGCGCAGCACTTGCGGCTGTAGACAAATATGCAGCCAAGCAAGGGTGGGGTGATGCCAATGGGAAAAGCTACCAAAAAGATCAGATGCTGCTTGAGGTAAATAGCGCATTGACAAGTGCTGTTGTTATCAACATGGCGACATCAGGTCAAAACGCTGCTGCTGACGCATACCTAGAAAACGCTTTTAAAGCCAATAAGATTAACATAGAAAAATACACCACATTTAAAAGTTCATTGAAGGAAGGCATTACCAGAGACAACGCAAATTCTTTTGCCGATTCGATTTACGGTGGCTTTTCGGCTGTTTCAAAAGGAGCCACATTTGAATCAAGTATTGCACAGCTAATACTGATCGAGGGCGGCGCAAAATTTGTTGCTAACGATGGCGGCAGAGGCCCGACAAAATTTGGTATTAATGGCAAAGCCAATGGCCTTACCGATCAGCAAGTGATGAACTTGACAAAAGAACAAGCCATTGAAATTTACAAAGCAAAATACTGGGACGAGACTGGTATTGCTGCATTGCCCCCAGAACTTCGAGCTACCGCATTTGATGCCGCTGTCAATCAAGGCCCAGCCGCTTTGAAAGAAATGCTAAAAGCAGCAAAAAAAGCAGACAACACATATGACGTTGCTGTATTTAATAAATTGCGTCTTGATAGATACGCAGCAACAATAAAAGATGGTGCGTTTTACAAAGATCTTTCTGCGGAAGAAAAATTAAGATACGCAACATCATGGGCTAACCGTGTCAAGACATCAACCACCGGCGGGACAACGTCCAACACTAAGCTAGATGCTGACACGGGCTTGCCAAACCTGGCCGCAATGATTGAACACGCAAGAAACACAATACCTGATATCAACGAGCGAAACACAGCCATTGCCATCATCAGTCAACGGCATGGCCAAGCCGAGGCAGCATGGACGCAAAACTATCAAAACGTCCTGCAACGATCTTCTGATATTGCGCTGGCAAAGCCTGGGGGCTGGACTAATGTGCCGCAAGGCGATTGGACTCAGCTCAAACCTGGGGACAAGATTGCATTGCAAAACGGGCCTGATCGCGGAACAAACGTAGACACTCAAATTTACCTTATGCGTAACCCGCAAGAATGGGTTCCTGGAAAAATTGAAAAGTATCGACTCCAGTTGTCTGAAAATGTTTACATGAGCTTTATTGCCAAGCATGAAGCTGACAAAAAAGCAGGAGTAAAAACAGAAGACAAAGTCCTTGCGGTTACAGTAGACAGAACAAATTTTGATCGCATTTTGCTTGACACGAAAGGTAGAAAAGTTCCTGGCTATGACGTTGACGATTTGTCAAAACTTGCAATGCCGACCACAAAAGAAGAAAAAGCTGCTCGCATTTATTTGGAAGATAAGGTTGATACATTGATTAACCTTGAACAGCAGCGTTTAAATAGAACGCTAAACAGACAAGAAAAAACCGCAATCATTAACAGCGTGCTACTTGACACCGTTATTGTCAGCGACTTTGGATTTAAAGATACCGCCTATTCAATGTTCCAGTTGGAGGCAAGCCCAGAGCTTCAAAAAGATGCGTATGTTGTTATCTGGGGATCAAACCCAAAGAACAAAGATCGCATTTTCTTGAAGTCAATTCCAGCCGATGTTCGCGGATTGATTGTTGAGGCTTACAAAAATGATCCAGCAAATAAAGGGCGCAACCCAACGCAACTAGAGATCGCGCAAACCTGGGTAAATTTTGGCCAGCCAAAGAACGCTGACGAAGCAATGAAAAAAGGCAAGAAATAATCATGGCAGGCCCAAATCCTTTTGAAAATGCTTGGTCTACAGCTAAAGACGTTACTCAATACGCGCCCAGCAACAACATCACGACTTCCACCGGAAACCCTTTTGAGGGCGCATGGTCGCAGCAATTAGAAAAAAACCGCGCCAATATTGAAGGCGTTCTAAAAAAAGCGCAGCAAGTTGATCCAGACGATGCAGCAGCAAAGAAAAAACTTGCGCTAGAGCTTGGCCTGCCTGAGAGCATGGTTGGCCAAACACCTGATTATGTAATTCAAGAAATGCAAAAGAAGGCGCAGCGTCAGCGTGCTGCTGCGGAGGTAGACCCAATTACGGCCAGGCAATTGCAAGACCCATCCTTTGCGGAGCTTGCACAAGATGACATGGTCAATATGTCAACTACCGCCAAATTTATTGAGGGCATGAAGAACGCCCCAAGCGATATGGCAAAGGGCTGGAGTCGCGGATTCATGACCAACAAGATGGGCGTGCTTGGTCAACGCGCCCAATCAGGCAATGCTTTAGAGCGTGACATTATTGAGTACAACCGGCTCAAGATGGCCATTGGCCAACAGGGGAAACTTGGCTGGCTTGGTGAGGCCTCGACCATTGTTGGCCAAGCAGCAGACAATGCGCCGGACGCAATAAAGTTCGGCCTTACCACCAGCTTGGCAGCGGGAACATTTACAGCAGTGGCTGGCCAGATGGGGCCGCAAGTGCTGGTGCCGGAAGAGATTGCAACCGTGCCAATCGCTATGGTTGGCGGCTTCTTTGCTGGATATCGAGCTAAGTCAATTCAGCAGGCATACATCATAGAAGCCGGTCATTCCTACATGGACATGATCGAAGCCGGTATTGATCGGTCAACGGCTCAATATGCTTCGGCCAGCGTTGGCCTGGTCAATGCAGGCCTGGAAGCAATTGGCTTGAAATATGTAACCGGCCCAATCCAAGAGCTTGCAAAGCGCCAGGTTGTAAATCTGGTGTCGCAAAAACTTGCAGCTAATTTAACAAAGCCAACCATGGCCACAGCATGGAGAAATTTTGGCGTGGCGTATGGTAAAGCTTGGGCTGCTGAAACAGGAACCGAAGAGATCCAAGAATTGGTCGCTGTATTTGGAGAGGACTTTGCAAGAAAGTTCGGCGAAAAAGAACTTGAAATGAAGATGTCCACTGCACAGGGCCGAGAAGAAATTGCCGACAGATTGATTGGCACCTTTGAAAGTGTCGGTAAGGGCATGGCTATTTTGTCCATCATCCCTGGCGGCGCTCGATTTATTGATGTGAGATCTCAGGCAAAGACGGCAGAAAAAAATGTCCAGTTCATCACTGATCTGACAACGGTGGCCGGTCAAAGCAAATTAAAGCAGCGCAGCCCAGAGCAGTATCAAAGCTTCATTGCCGCCCAGACGCAAGGCACGCCAGTAGAAAACATTTTCATTGATGCAGGGCAACTTAATCGGGTGCTTAACCAGGCAGGCGTAACGCTGGATCAGTTTGCTGAGACCACCGGCCTGCAAGCGGAGATGAAAGAAGCCTTTGCTGGTGACGGCGATGTCGTTATTCCAACCGGCGTGTATGCGGCCAAGGTTGCAGGAACCAAGGTTGGTGAGGCGCTTCAAAACCATCTGCGCGTCAACCAGGACGGCATGAGCGTGATGGAGGCAATCGAGTTCCAAAAGAACCAGGCGAATATGCTCAAGGACGCGCAGCAGCTTATGGTTGAGCTGGAGCAAAAAGACGCGACCATCAACCAAAAAATGTCCGGCATTCGCAAGGATGTGTACAACCAGATCAAAGCCACTGGCGCGTACTCCGACCCTGTATCAAGCCAGTACGCCGACTTCGTGCGCGACTTTGTGCTGACCCAGTCAAACCGATTAAAGATCGATCCTGAGACTTTCTACAAGCAGTACGGCTATAAAATTGTTGGGCAGCAGCAAGCTGGTCAAATGAATACCGCAGACACGTTTACCAGCGGCGGCGATTTAAACGTAGACACGCCGTCATTTCAAACGTGGTCAACTGGCACAAAAGTAGCTGACAAAGACGGCGCTCCAATCAAGGTGTTTCGTGGTGAATATGGCGAAACTCAAAGTGGAGCGATCAGATCCAAATTGCCATCATTGACGTTTACTGACAGCGCCAATGTTGCAAACACATACGCAGAGCAGCCAAACGATAACACCGACCCTGGTGGTTCAGCGCGTGTTGTGCCTGCATACCTATCGATCAAAAATCCGATCATCAACAACCTTAATGACCCATTTGTTGATTTCAGTGAATTGATTAAAAAAATGGGGCCGTTGAGCGCAGAAAAATATGCGCGTAAATTTGCAGACTACATTGAGAACACCGGCAACTGGCAAGAAAATTTTGCAGACAAATACGAATCTGTTGCCGATCTGTTAGACAAAAATCCAGATGCGTTGTCGCAGCTTTACATGGATGCATATGTATTGCTTGATGATCCTGATTTTGTAGATAGCGCAAAGAGCTATGGTTATGACGGCGCAATTCACATGGGCAATGGAGTGTCTGCCGGTAATATGGAATATCGCGTGTTTGATGAAAGCCAGGTGAAGTATGCAATCGGTACAGATGTTCTCAACCAGCGCGGCAAAGTACAGCAGCCAGGCCGAGCTGTTCCAGATGCAATTGATGCAATATCCAATGTAGCGTCTAGCTTTGAATTTGCAGGCACACAGCAATTCGCAACAAATCGAGAGTTCAAGCTTGCGCTCCAGGCGCGTGTGCTGGCTGCTGCAAAAGCAGCCAAAGTAGATCTCAGCAATTTCACAGTTGCTGTTGAGCGTTACCTGGTACGCACCACCTTGGCTGATGCTATCGAGGCGCTGAAGGCAAACGAAAACGCTGTTGGTTGGTACAACGAAAAAGTCACCAAAGCGTTGCGCGTGCTGTCGCTGGTACACCCAGAGATCGCCACAGATCCAATGGCCAAGTTCGCCTTTACCTGGGCGCTGGCCGCAACATCCAACGGCTTGAAGGTCAACGCCAACTTCCAATATGCGGAAGGAGCGTACAGCTACTACAAACAAAACGGCGTGATGCCGACCAACATCCAGGCAGGCACGGCGCAGATTGCAATCAACAACGCCATGCAATTGTTCAACGACCTGGTGGCCCGTGATGGCATCCGGGCTGTCGAACAGTTCATGACCACCATGCACACCGCCAAAGAGGTTGAGGCATACACCGGCTTCAAGGTGTCTGGCGAGAACGCACAGACCATGGTCTATGGCGCTGCTGCAATTGGGCCAAAGATCGGCAACGGGTTCTTTGCAAACCTCTATGGCCACTTTGAGCAGCTCACTATGGATCGCTGGTTGATGCGTACATGGGGCCGCTGGACTGGCACCCTGGTTGAAAGCAATCCGGCCCAAGTAAAGGCAAAGCGAAATCAACTAAAAGCCCTGATCAAGCTGATGTCGCCAGAGGACAAAAAGGCCTACGAAAAAATATTGAAGGTCAAGCTTGCCGTTGGCAAAATTGATGAGGTTGCGCTGGCTATCACAAAGGCCAGCATGAAGCCAGCAAATCGCACGCTGATGAACGCAATTGGCGTGGCTGATGTCGATGGCCAGGCCGCGCTGATTGAGCTGCTTGGAGAGCCCAAAAAGGGCCAGGTAAGGATTGGCTTTGGCGATGAGATGCGAAAGGCAGGCAACGCCCTGACCAAGTATTTGGATGGCCAGAAAGAAGCCCCGTCCGGCCCACCAGAACGCGCACGCATTCGTGGGGTGTTCCAGCAGGCGTTGACGCTATTGCAACAAGAGCGCAAAAACCTTACAATGTCAGACTTGCAAGCGCTGCTTTGGTACCCAGAAAAGCGGCTGTATGACGCTGCAAAAACGCAGGATGAAGATGCGGATACTGGGTATGAAGACGAGGCCGCGCCCGACTACGCCAATGCTGCTGTTGCACTGGCCAAAGAGAAGGGCATTGCCCAAGAACTTATTACCCAAACCTTGAAGGAGGTAGACAATGAACTTACCAGAAGCGGCCCAGCAACCGGTGCCACCACAGTCAGCACAGCAGGATCAGGATCAGGAGATCGAGGACTTTTACTCCAAGCAGGAAACCGAAGCGGAAGCTACTCAGGCGGAAGCCTTGCGCCGCTTGAGGGCTCGCCGGTTGTCAACAATGCCACAGGCCCAGACCCCCGCATCGTCAGGGTCGCCGAGCAATATGCAGCAGCCAATGGCATCGACCTTAGACGGCAATCAGAATATGCCAGAGTAGATCCAGCCAAGGCGGCGCGGATCGCCCAAGCCTATGAGGAGATGCAGCACGACCCACTGAACCCAGTGGTGGCCGAGGCGTATCAAAACATGATGACCCAGACAATGGCGCAGTACCAGGCGCTGGTCGATGCTGGATATGAGTTTTACTTTTTTGATGAAACCAACGACCCGTATGCTGGCAACCCATGGAACGCAATTCGCGAACTAAGGGCAGACCAGCGCATGGGCGTGTACGCAACCGAGGCTGGGTTTGGATCTAGCGCCGTTGCGTCAGACAACCCTTTACTGGCCGATACCGGCCTGGTGTGGATGTTTAATGGCCAGCCCAAGCGCGTGCTTGCCAACGACCTATTCCGAGCTGTCCATGATGCATTTGGCCACAGCCTAGAAGGCGCAGGCTTTAGGGTAGACGGCGAAGAAAACGCATGGCAGGCTCATGTGCGCCTGTACACAGGATCTGCAATTGCCGCCATAACAAGCGAAACAAGAGGCCAAAATAGCTGGCTGCACTTTGGCCCGTTTGGTGAAAAGAACACCTTGGCCACAGTGGCCGACACAATCTTTGCCGATCAGAAAACAGGCCTTATGCCTGAGTTCACCTGGACAGATGGGCGCGTTGGCAATCAAGAGCTGTCACCGGAACTTCAGACACCAGATACCCTGCGCCAGCAAAGCGAACAGGCATCGATGGATGCCGCGCAGCAGCGCGGTTCTGGAATGCTCAACCAGCCAGCGCGTGGCGGCTTTGACCCAACCAGGTTGATGACCATCCTAAACAAGGACGCAGACTATTCAACATTCCTGCATGAGACCGGTCACTTCTTTTTGACCGTATACGCAGACATTGCCAGCCAGCCTAACGCGCCCAAAGAAATTGTGGATGATGTGCAGGCTTTGCTTGAGTGGTTTGGCGTTGACAGCATTGAGACATGGAACAAAATGTCTTTGGATGAGCAGCGCAAATACCATGAGCAATTTGCCTACAGCTTTGAGCTTTACCTTTACGAAGGCAAGGCACCGAACACCAAGATGCAAAAGCTGTTCAACACTTTTAGCCGTTGGCTGAAAGATGTTTATCTCAACATACGCGACCAGCTCAATGAAGCCTATCGCAAAGAAAATGGCAAAGATCTTCCAATTCTGACCGATGAGATTCGCAGCGTAATGGATCGAATGGTTGCAAGTGAAGAGCAGATCAACCAGGCGGAGGGCATCCGCAACATGGTGCCAATGTTCCAGACGCAGCAAGAGAGCGGCATGGATGACGCAACCTGGCAGGCCTACCAGCAAATGGTAGATGAGGCTCACAATGAGGCTGTGATTGATTTACAGAAGGCCAGCATTCGCCAGGTCAAGTGGTTAAGCAATGCACGAAGCAAAGCCCTAAAAGCATTCCAGGCGCAGGCCGATGAAGAGCGCAAGAGAACCCAGGCGGAGGTGGCTGAAGAAGTTGCAGGCCTGCCAATTTATCGAGCGATTCAGTTTTTAAAAACCGGCAAGACAACAGATGAAGACGGCAACGAAGTTCAAGCGCTTCAAGGTAACAAGCTGTCAATTGAAAGCGTCAAAGCGCTGTTCCCACAAAGCAAGGCTGCTCTAAACACGGTTGATATAGAAAAGCTTGGTTATGGCAAATACGGGATGTTGGCCAAAGAAGGCTTGCCTGCCGAGCTGGTGGCCACAATGTTTGGGTTTGACAGCGCAGAAAAAATGGTTCTGGCCTTGCTTGATGCCAAGCCTATGAAAGAAGCAATTCGCGCCAGAACAGATCAGCGCATGATGGAAGAAAACTCAGACATGGTTGATGCAACAGAGCTGCAAGCGCGTGTTGAAGAAGCTGTACACAATGAGGCAAGGGCTAGGTTTGTGGCTGTAGAGCTGCGATTCTTGGCCAAGGCCACCAGCCCCGTCAGGGTAATGACGGCAGCGGCCAGGCAAATTGCAGATCAGTTACTGCAAGACAAACAAATTGGCATGATCAAGCCGCATGAGTACGCGCAAGCTGAAGCACGGGCAGCAAAGCTTTCCAACGCAGCATCTCGCAAAGGTGATATGCCGGAAGCCCAGCGCCAAAAGCAAGCCCAGCTAGTCCAAAATCAACTGGCCAAATCAGCAATGGAAGCGCGGCAAGAAGTGTCCAAAGGCCTTGAGTTTTTTAGCAAGCTTTTTAAAGCAGAAAAAAACATTGCCAAAACAAGGAACATGGATCTTGTCAATGCCGCCAAATCAATACTGGCTGCTTATGGCATGGGCCAAGCAGACGTACCTCCTGCCCAATACATTGAAAAGATCAGGGCTTATGACCCAGCTCTGTATGAGGAGCTTGAACCAATCATCATCAATGCATCTACTGGCGGAAAGCCATTCAAGCAACTTACGCTAAATGAGTTCCGCAGTATTCGCGACATGATCGATGCGTTGTGGCACCAAGCAAAACGCGAAAAAATGCTCATGATTGATGGCAAGGCTGTTGAGCTTGAAGAGGTTGTTGGTGAACTGAATACGCGCTTAGAAGTGATAGGCGTACCGGCCACTCTGCCAGGTGAGCGCGAGGCGCTTTCTAAAACACAACGCGCAGCCAGATCATTTAATACCGGCAAGGCATTGCTTCGCCGTGTTGAGCATTGGGCTAATGCAACCGATGGCCCGGAAGGGCCAGGCGCTTTTACAAAATATATCTGGCGACCGGTGCGTGATGCAATTACGGCGTACCGTGTTGAGCGCAATAGGTTTGTCCGGCAATATGCAGACCTGATCTCCGGCCTTGATTTGCCGGTAAAGAAAATTGTGGCCACAGAATTTGGCTACACGTTTGGATCTGCAAACGGCGGGATTGGCAAGGCAGAGCTTCTTGGCGCATTGCTGCACACCGGAAACGAAAGCAACTACAGAAAGCTTTTGCTGGGCCGTGGCTGGGGATCTATTGATGAGGCTACTGGGGCGCTTGATACATCGCGCTGGGATGCCTTTGTGCAGCGCATGGTTGATGAAGGCAACATCACAAAAGCTGACATGGACTTTGTCCAGTCTGTTTGGGATCTCACAGAAGAGATGAAGCCGTTGGCTCAGAAGGCGCACAAAGACATCTTTGGCTACTACTTTAATGAAGTCAAGTACACGGGCATACAGACAGTATTTGGGGCTTACAAGGGTGGCTATGTGCCTGCCAAGATTGACCCAATGATGTCCGGCGATGCATCGCGTAACGCCAAGATGGAAGACCTCGAAGGCGACTTCCGGCAGTCTATGCCAACCACAGGCATGGGCTTTACCAAGGGCCGTGTGGAGTACAACAAGCCGCTTGATCTTGATGTTCGCAAGATGACCACGCACATTGATAGCGTGCTTCGATTTGCCTACATCCAGCCGGTAATCAAGGATGTTCTAAAAATTGTGCGGAACAAGTCATTCCAAAACAACCTTGACCGTATTGACCCTGGTGCAATTGAACACATGATCCTTCCATGGCTCAATCGTGCGGCACGCCAGCAAACCTCAACTGAGGGTATGTTTAAGCCGGTCGATAAGTTCTGGTCTGGTGTTCGCAACCGCACCGGCATTGCGATCATGTTTGCAAACATCACCAACGCCATGCAGCAGTTGACTGGATGGTTCCCTGCCATGACGCAAGTCAAAGGCACCTATCTCAAGAGCGCATTGTGGGATTACACAAAGTCACCAACCAGGGTGGCTGAAGAGGTTGCAGAGCTTTCTCCATTTATGGCTGATCGCATGAACAACCAAACATTTGATTTACAAGAGACCATGAACGAGCTGCTGCTTAACCCAAGCAAGTACGACAAGATCCAAAGCTGGGCCGGTAAGCACGGGTACTTTTTGCAGCAGGCATTCCAAAACATGGTTGATGTGACCACTTGGTCTGCCACCTATAACCAAACCCTGGCCAACCTGGGCGCGGATGTTGGTGATGCGGCAGCTCAAAAAGAAGCCATTGCCAGGTCAGATGCTGCGGTGCGATTGACCCAGGACAGCTTGGCTGCTGAAGACATTGCAGCTTTCCAGGTCGGTTCGCCGTTCTACAAAACATTGATCCAGTTTGGCGGCTACTTCAATATGCTGGCCAACCTTAATGCCAGCGAGTACACCAAGATTTTCCGAGACCTTGGCTGGCGCGGAAACAAGGGCAAGCTGTTCATGACCTATCTGCTTGGCTTTGGCCTACCCATGCTGATGGCTGATGCAATTGTCAGGTCGCTTGGTGGCCAATGGGATGACGAAGACGATGACGGCTACATCGATGAGTTTGCAGAATGGTTTTTCATGTCGCAAGTTCGTGGAGCAACCGCACTGATTCCTTTTGGAACGGTGGCCATGGTTCCATTCAATGCACTAAACGACAAACCATATGATGACAGAATGTCAACAAGCCCATCGGTTTCAATGCTTGAAGGCTCAACTGTGGGTGTTGTCCAGGCTGGCATTAACATTGTCAGTCCAGGCAAAGATGTGACCGGCAAAAACGTCAGGGATATATTGACGTTGATGTCTCTTTCGACCGGCATTCCTTTCATGATCATTGGCAAGCCAGTAGGCTACGCAGTCGATGTGGCCAACGACAAAACTAACCCGACATCAGAGTTTGATTACATCAGGGGATTGATCACCGGTAAGGCCAGCGAAGAGAGCAAAAAGAAATGAGTAAGGTACCCGTATCGATGATCCCACCATGTAATCTACAGTCAAAATACCAGGAGCGCCGTTCATGACGATCAGTTCTACATTAAGGAAAGCTGGCCCGTACATTGGTAGCGGCGCAGCCTCTACTTTCCCGTTTTCATTCAAGATCTTCACAAAGAACGATCTAAAGGTTGTGCGCCTTCAAGTAGCGACCAGCACTGAAACTGTCCTGGCGCTCACTACCAACTACACGGCAATTCTGAATCCTGACCAGAACAGCAACCCAGGCGGAAGCATTACCTTGGTGGGCGGCAACTTGGCCGCTGGCAACAACCTGGTCATTACCTCAAACGTGTTGTCGCTGCAAGAAACAGATCTGACCAACCAGGGCGGCTTCTACCCAGAAGTGATCAACGATGCCTTGGATAAGAGCATCATTCAAATTCAGCAGCTCCAGGACGCTGTAAACCGCTCAATTAAGCTTTCGACCACCAACGTCATTGGCGACACTGAGTTCACCGAAAACGCAGCAGATCGCGCCAGCAAGGTGCTTGGATTTGATTCTGCCGGTGAGCTGACGGTTGCCCAAGAGCTTGGCCAATTCCAAGGAAACTGGACACCTGGCAACGGTTACGTCCAACGCGACATCGTTAAAGATGCATCCAACTACAACGTCTATATTTGCATGGCCGCACACACCGCGACCGGCACAACCCCGTTGTCTGCAAACGCGCAGATCGGAAACTGGCAGCTCTTAATTGATGCGGCTGCTGCCGGTGCCAGTGCAACAGCGGCTGCGGGTTCTGCGGCTGCGGCTAACACAAGTGCAATTGCAGC